CTAAATAAACGCACGACGGAAATTATTCGGATGTACCCAGCTCCCGTTTTTCGTACATACGACTAGATCGTTGTCGGCGTATTTATCACCGATCACCAACCGCTCATGATCGATTAATCCTTTGTGCGCAATAAGTGCCGCCACCAAACGTTCCGGCAAATTTACGGTACGGAACGCGTTTATCGTCTTGGCTTCCGGAACCAGACCGTAATTACCTTCGTCGTCTATTTTCGAAAGCGTTTGGCGAATCGTTAGGATCTTATGCTCGAAATCGACGTCGGACCACCGAAGCCCCAAGACCTCTCCGCAACGCATACCGGTAAGAACCGATATCTCCATTCCGATAAAGTGTCGCGTTAAATTAAGGATGCGTGATCGAGCGTCAAGGAACGTTTTAATATCGTCGGCTGACCATACTTCTACACGCTTATTTTCCGTCGGCAAGTTTATTTCGCGAAGTATTTCGAGGTCAAACGCACCTTTGCGCGAAGACTTCTTTAATACCTCGCCCACTATTCCGAAAGTTGCTCGGACCGTCTTGCCGGCAAGGTTGCGCTCATTATGTAGCCGGTTAACGAACGATTGCAAAACTTCCTCAGTTATCTCCTTAATTTTAAAGCGACCTAAATACGGAAGAATGTTGTAATCGATTTGCTGACGGTAGTTTACGATTGTACTAGGGCGCAAACTAACGTGTTTGGCTTCGAACCAATGCTCGATATACGATGCGAATAATGCTTTAATCGGAGTGTGATTTACATATTTCTAGTTTAGAGATGATTTTTACTATCGATTCTTTAGCTTCTTTTTTAGTTCTAAAGCCACTTCGTTTTATCTGCCTTCGTTTACCTGAATCTAGGTATTTTCCTGCTTCTATAACAAAATAATATTTTCCTGTATTTTTATTTTTCTTAATATTAGTCATTGTTTTCCCTCGTTCTATAAATTTTTTGTAAGTTGAAGATCTTTCTTTAGATATCAGGAGCACACAAAAAAAAGACGCCGATTTATTCAGCGTCCTCTTCCGTGGCTTCTTCAATTTCGAAAAGCTCATCGACTTCTACGCCGAGCGCCTTCGCAATCGAAAAAACGTGCCAGTCTTCGTGGCGGCTATTCTTATCAAATCGCGATATCGAACCTTGCGGCACGCCGGATGCTTCCGATAGTCTTATCTGCGTCCACCCTTTCGCCTTCATAACGCCGTTTAGACGCGGCGTTGCGTTTAGTTTCATTTCGACCACCTCTGCGACCATTATAAGTCTTTTTAAAAGGGCAAGTATAGTCTATTCAGTTTATTTCTAACACTCATTTAATGCGTTTCCTCCTTGATGATGCATGTTATAATTTACCTATACAACAAGAATAGACATGGAGGTTATCGAAAATGGAGGGAAAAGATTACGAAACAAAGGGTTACGACACGAGTATAACGTACGAATATAAAGACATGCCGGATAAGCGCGCAGGAAGATGTGATAACTGCGACTATACGCTGTTCAAAAGCTCGGTGAAGAGCGGAAAGTTTCTTCGGGAGTGCCGGCGATGTGGAATGAAGAAAAATATCTAAGATTAGGAGAGTCATAATTGGAAGAAAAAGAGATTGTAATACTAATGCATAAATTCCATACGGTGTCTCAAAAATTGCTTGATTTTTACTCAAATGATGAAGCGGAAGCGATGAGACTGGCTTATCAATTTATTAATTTTATAGAGAACGAACCAATAATTAAAGAATTCATTGATAAAAATAATAAAAAACAGTTTGATATTGAGGGTATTCGCCAAAATAAGCCGACCGCAAAGAAATTTTCACTACCATTGGCCCCTCAAGATGAAATTGCTTTCATTTATCAATTACTAAAGCACGGGCTTGAAAATTTCAACAACTATTTAGCAGTTACCACCTACGGTTATGCCTTTTACAAAGGAGCTCGTACTTGCGATAGAATACGGGAATTTAATTCCGAAGTAGTATCAAATTTAGCAGGATATATCTCTGAGTATTTAAGAGAACTCCATATCAGAGCAACGAGAGATCATGAAACAGTTAGACAATATGTTTTTAATAGTGAAGTGAAGCAATTCAATAATGCCGAAAAAGGAAATATATACGCACATCAAATAAACAATGGGGATGAGAATACAAAGGAAATGCTCACCCTAACAAAAGAACTAATTCAACTGTTGAAGATGTCCAAAACCAACAACACCGAAGCGAAAGAGGATGCTGAAGACTTTTTGGAAGAGGTTGAAGTGTCTCTAAACAACGGGGAAGCACCAAAACAGTCACTTATTAGGAGAACGACTACAGCATTAAAGGATGTTACTTCCACCCTTAGCGCAGGAGACTCTCTTTTGGAAAAAGCAAATCAATTTATAGAAAAGGTAAGCGGATTTTTTTCATAAGGTAATTTACCAACGTCAAATCACTTCGCTCCACTCCACGCGACTCCTACTATATCATTATAGTATCACGAAGCTAAAACGAGGTGATTTTTTGTTTATTTCGCCAATGTTATTAGAAAAGACACCCTGAAAGGTGTCTTTATCTCGTGTTAAAGCTATTAACAAAAGTTTCTCCATTGTTTTCTGCACTAACAATGGTCTTGGCACTTTCACTTATCCGCTGAGCTAACGCTTTTTGCGCTTTTCCCTCGAAGCTGTATAAAAGAACTGAATAAACGTCGTTTAATTCTTCCTGCAGCGAATTCAATTCGAACTTTGGTTTAAGGTTTTTTCGAACTGTTTCCAGTTTTGTCCCCGCTGCCTGCGTCATCCCTGTTTTCAGCATCTGCCGCTGCAGCCTTTTCTTCATTGGATCGTCCTTGTGTTCTAAAAGTTCGTCTAACGTCGGCATTATGTATACACCTCTATCATCTTAACCAGTTTGCGAGCATCTGGTCTTTTTCCTGAAATTCATCCGCTATTTTATGTAAGAATCCGCCGATCTCTTCAAGATCTGTGATCGCCGCCTGCAAGGAATCAATAAACGCCTGCTCAGCCTGAGTGTCGTAAAAAATCGGGCCTTTATCGTAAGATGGCGCAATATCTTCAATTGTATTGGTCACGTCCTGTGCTTGAAGCTGATCATACATGCCGTGTCCGACTTGGCCGTAGAATTCCGTTTTCAGTTCGGCGATTTTTTCATCGTGCTCCTGATAGGCGTTCTGTGCTTCTTTTTTCATTGTCCGCAAATCCTCAGTCATGGCCTGCACCTTTTCAGCCAGCTTCTTTGCGTTTTTCGGTGTTACTTTTATCGCGTCTCCGCTTCCGATCGCACCGGCCGGCAGAAGAGCGCCGAGGTTTTTATCGAAGACTAATTCATCTCCGTTCGGATTTGTGATGTTTCCGTTTCGGTCAAATATGAAATTCGCTTCGTTTAATCCGTGTGTATCCGGATTTCTTAGAATGACGGTAGTGAAGAAATAAGCGAGATTCTTGCCTATCTGCTCGTTCAAGTTCCCACCAAGCCGCTGCTTTCGGCTGAACTGTGAGAGCGAGGGGTTTTTCGTATAAATCGTTGTCCCGTTGTGGCGGTCATATTCGTTCCAATAACCCGCCCCGACCATGTCGTCCGGATTGATAATTGACCGAATGTATGGATCGTATATGCCACTGTTGATTTCTTTCTGTGTTTCTTCATCGTGCAGTTTTACGACGGAAGGACTGTTAAACGCGACGGCATACACATCATTATTCACCGCGCTGTATTCGGCCTCAGCGCCGCCGAGTGAATGACCGGTTGTTGAAATAATCGTTGACGTTCCGGCATACTTTTTCTTTACGCCGCGTACCAGCTGATCGGCTTGATCAATTTGCGAGGTTTTCGTCAGCAGCTTGTAGTTTCCGGTTGTGAGCATGGCGTCTTGAGTGGGCGTTCCGTGATAGGTTCCGAGTGTTTTCGATGTATCCTTTGCGTCTTTTTTCACAATATAATACACTTCTTTTTTCGGATCATTTCCGAAAACAATGTTCCCGCCGTCCGCTTTTACGCCGTCATTGATCGGGTCTTTTCCGATATCGGTTCCCGCAAAGGCGACGACAACGTTTTCGGGATTTTTTGATTTTATCCATTTTCCATCTTGTGTTTTTTCTCCTTTTGATAGTACAACTGCGTCCAATCCAGTATCTTCGTCAGTTTTTATTTTCTCAACATACCAAGGGATATTTCTATCAGCTATAATAGGTTGATTGTTTTTTAGGCTTTCTTTCAGTTTATTATAATTGTATGCGTACCGACTAAGTATATAATAAGTTTCATCAGTTACCTCAGGTACTTTTATGTTTTTCGCCATACAAAACTCCTCACATATAATGTAAAATGAACTATTGAAAGGGTGATTCTATGAAAAAATACATTTTTATCCTTATAATTATTATTATAGCAGTTGGGGGTTTTATAATGAAGAATATTAATGATAAAAATGAACAGGCAGAAGAGATAAAGATTGCTCAAGAACGAATGGAGAAATTTATCAAAGCGAACTATGACGGAATACATAACGTTACATTTAAAGATAAATACGAAATAGATCCAATGGGCGGGATAGAGGTATTTGGCTATTACAACGGTGATACATCGAATAAATTTGATGGTATTTATGATAAGGCAAATGACAAGATCATGGGGCACTCAATAGACGCTGTAAGAAAGAAAGAATGTAGAGATAAAGATTGCGATTATTAATAAAGACGCCAGTGTGGCGTCTTATTTTTGTATTATACCTTCAATTGCTTCGGAAATTGTGGACCATTTTTCAAGTCCGCGAGCTACATGTGTACCTTTGCCTGTTATTGTTGCGTATGCTTCATATGTATTATTGGCCTCAAAAACTCTAACCGATAAATCCCTTTCCTTAAAGAGTAGCCATTCTTGTTTTTTTCCTTCAAATATCATGATTATCTCCTTCTACCTCGATTAAACTTACAATCTCGTTTATATTTTCGATATCTAAGGCATTTGCTATACGTTCAATATGTCCGAAATTAATATTTTGCCTCTTACCGTTTATTAACTCACTTAACGCTGCATGTCTAATTCCACATTTATCAGCGAGAGCTCTGAGCGAAAGATTCTGCTTTTCCAAAAGGTCCCCTATATTAACTTTAACTTTTTTCATTATTTGACCTCCAACTGTATTTTTTTCTTGACTATACGCAATAGCGTACCATATAATCGGGATTAAGGTGGTACTTAATAGCGTAACGATTTAAAGGGAGGAACATTTAAATGAAAACGATTGATATCCAAAAGGAAATTCTTTCTGCAGACAAATGGCAGCGAATAACTGTCGACTATGTAAACTATCCAAACGCCTGGGATCTGGAAGGCTATAGCGAGCCGATCGAGGTTTTGCATATCGGAAACGACATCACGCTAGATGTTAGCTCGGGTTATATATCTTTATCGCGATTGCATTACAACGAAGAAGGTAAACCGGAGCTTGGCGAAAAAGCCGAGGAGCTTGCCGAATTTGAAACCGGCATTGAAATTGACCTTACATCTGAAGAGATCGCAAATATGACTGTACTTGAATTCATGATTAAAATAGCTCAAGCGAAAGATGGTGCAGAATAGTGGAAAAGATCAAAATCAATCACTTTTATTTTATGGAGGAAGGGAAACGAATTGAGGAGACAGTCGAGGCAATTGACCTCGGGAATGGCTATGCGCTTACAATGACCGATGCAACTGAGCCGGATCATTATGTCATGATTCATACGATATATGAAGGTTCTTACGGTCCGGAAATCGGCTGGCATTCCGAAATAAGCGAAAATGTAATGTATTCAATACCGAAACACGGCCGCATTCCGAGCTTAGAGGAGATCGCAGCCATGTCCGCAGTCGAGCTTATGTTGTTCTTGGCAGGTAAGTACGGAAAGGAGGCGGCATAAATGCAAGTTCGCTATGTACGCACAATTGTCGGATGGTTTAACGTGTATCCGGCAGGAACTGACCATTATGTCAATTTGAAGCCGGAGGACTTTTTCACTCTTTTATCGCAAGTATCTCGGCAGGCACGTTCTGGTTGCGGAGAAATTAGTGTCACTATGGCACTTGAACTTTTTGGTGAGCAGGAGGTGATGCCGGCATGAGCCAGTACAAGGCGAAGAAGGTGCATCTGGTTCGACACGGATCGGCGGATTTTCCATATAAAGAAACCCACGACGCCTATTTAATCGCAGCGGATACGATAGCATTGTGCGACTTTGATGCGTGGGGCGGCGGCAGGTTTGCGTTTTACGACACTGGCGGCCTAACGCGTAAAAATGACGGCTACCACTTATACGACGATGCACACCCGGCATCATTCGCATTCGAGTTCGCAAAGGCTACGGCGACCCTAAAGAAACTCGACGGCCGCGAAATAGCAGATATGAGTGTCGCGCAGTTCATGCGGATGTTTTTCACAGGAGGCGAAAACCGTGTATAAAGTAGGCGAAACTGTGCGTTATTGGGGCGTTAAGACAGGCGGATTGACGTGGCTATCATCCGAAGCTATGACCGGTAAGATAATCGACCGGCAGCACGAAGGCCGGAGTTATAAGATCGAGGGACAGTCGGGAACCGTTCACGACGTTCCGGAAAAGTTAATTAATTGAGGTTCCGCAGTAAAAGCCGGTTTGTTGCCGGCTTAATTTTTTTTGTCCGCGTTCCGAAGTATATACGCATCTATCTATGAGAGGATAAAAATTTCAGCGAAAAAGGGCGTCCGAGTTCAAAAGTGATTACGCAGTTATCTATGAGGGAATAAATTTGCGGACTTATTGGGGATAAGCAGAAAGACAGTAAGTGCGATTGAACGTAACAAGCGGCCGGTATCAAAAAGAACAGAACACAAACTGATTCAAAAAGTTTCTATTTCAGATAGCCTTCTAAACTACAAAATGAGGCATGACAGCCTAAAAGAATTTATAAAAACGGAGGTAAGACAATGAGTACAAAAATTGAATACTGTCATTTTTTGCAAAAAGAAACACCTACTTGTAGATAACAAAGGAAATGAGGTGGCGTTGTATTGTACGAACAAAAGGTTGGTAGCTAAATCAGACATAGCGTTGTGGGACGGCGAGGACTTATACGGGAATCTTCGCGAGTATGTAAGGAGAACCGCAGACATAAGTAGCCTGAGTCGTATTAGGCCCGATAAAATCGAAGGTTTGGCGAAAAAAGTTTGCTTACACTTACTGTAAATTGCCTTATGCGAAAGAAAAACGTTTGGATTACGCATTTACTCAATACCATATGCAAACGATTATTGTCCGGTTAAGGTCAGAACTAAGGGCTAAAGGGTGGGGAAAGATGTCGCCCTGAGGAAAAAAGGCTAAAAAGATCCCATAATATCTTAACATGAAAATGGGAGGGGACGCAATGGGTTCAGCGACAAACAGACCGGACCAACACCGCAAATACGAAGCGGACTATAAACTAAATGATTCCGAAGGTGTACGCTCTCTATTGCGTGATTACCACAAGCTCTGCCATAGCCGAATAAATGGCGATTACGCGGCTTCGGATATCCTCCTAGACTTAGAGGATGCGATAGACGCTGCGATGCTCACAGCGCTTCAAAAACGTGCTTTAACGTTAATCTACATCGAGGATCTTACACAAAGGGAAGCTGCCGACGAAATGGGTATCGAGAGAAGCGTTGTATCAAAACACGTAACTGCTGCCGTAAATAAAATCGCAGAAATTTACGCATATTGGGCGGATAGAGGCGAAGGCTACTGCGTTAACTGAATCAAACCGGGAGTGTATCGGCCGCACTCGACGATTTAAACTATAAAACTCAAAAACAGGGGGAATTTTTAATGAAAAAGTTTACTGAAATCGAACGCAATCTTATCACTGTTATCTTAGACGGACGCCGTAACGATTATAAAAAGGAGCACGATTTCGAGAAAGTATTCGGTAGAAACGCAACTATCGATCTTACGGAGGGGCGTACCTTTTTACTGGATGATGCGCTGTTTGGCGTGGATGGACCACCGGAAATCATTTACGACCTCTTATACGAAACAGAGTGCGATAATGTTAGCTTCGAAGTTATGATTGACGCGCTAGAAGCCGCAGTAAATGGCGATTGGGAGAACGTTCCGAGTGTCGAAGAAGCATCGAGTTGACCGGCCGCGAGCAATATAAAGTCAGCGAGAGGAAGTTGCTTTTACGCGAATTCTTTGAGTCTGTGCGCAAGCTACATGCGAAGGCCGAAGAAAACGGCGCAAACCTAGTTACGGAGTTAAAGTTGGTCGAAGAAGTGGCTCTTTCCGGCCTCGGTGTTGAGCACGATAGCATTGCGACTACTATAGACGATTTTGTATCCGGAGCCACGACGTTAGAGGAAATTGTCGATAGTACGTACGAATTAAGCGACTGGAGTACGCCGATTGACTTCGACAGCTATTTAGTATCAGTTCTTGAAGCAATTAAAACGCTGTTCGTTAAAACCGAAGGGAGCCATATCGAGATACTGTTCGATGTTCAGGAGATAGAGGCACTGGCGTTTTACCTCGCTGATATAAGCGTAGCATCACACGATCGCTTGGACGGGAAGCTTGCTGATTATTATGAAAGAGGCATGCCGTTAAACGAACTAATGAACGCAATTAAGGGGGAAGCGTAATATGAAAACCTACAAAATCGTCTATAAACCGATGATAAAGCCGTTATTTAAGCTTTCAGACCCTTATGATATCCACGCGTTTCCGATGCCCGAATTTACCGGATATGGGACGGTTTCGGGCGAACGGGAAGAAACGGTTACGGCACCCAATAAACAGATCGCAAAATCTATGCTCGCCTGTAGCATCATGTCAGAGCATCTAGGCGCCGGCTACGATATAAAACCGATTATTATCCAATCTTTACAGAATATTGTTACAATTGAAGAGTTGAACGGCGGGTCCTCTGAATAATCGGGCCTGCCGGCTTGATCGTCGCAATTTGTGACAACCAACTAAACTACAGGAGGAAATCACTTGACGAAACCGGAATTGAAGGACTGGCAACGTAAGTTCGCAGAGATAAAGACGGAAACGCCTGACGCGGAGCTGCACCGTATTAGCGGGCAGTTCTACATGGATAAACACGGAAGAACAGGCCAGTTTATAACGACCGACCAGATCGAGAGTCGCCGTCGGTATAGCTATATTAAACGCCAAAATGAGGACCGTTCTTCGAAGTATTATGTTAATTGTTACGATGAGCCCGTTAAGGCGCTCACAGCAGCGCTATCTCTTTCGGAGCTCGGTGCGCTTATAAAGTTGCTTCCGTACCTGAAGTTTCAGAAACGCGGTTTACTCTTCCATAAGGGTGAACCGATGAACCTCGATATGATTGCGGAGATAATCGGAAAGAAGAAGCGTCAAACAAGCCGCACACTGGCCGCATTGACAAAAGCCGGCGCGATTATCCGTGAAGGGCACGGAGCCGGGACGCAGTATTACGTTTCGGAGGGCTTTCACAGCATTGGGAAGACGATTGCCGGCGCAACCTATACGAAACTGTATCAGCAGGAGACAAAGCGTCGTATTCGTGATCTAACGCTTCCAGAATGCGGCCTCTTATATAAGATGCTGCCGTATTTTCACCAAACCGAATACTACTTATGCGAGAATCCAACGTCTAAAGGCGAAACGATCGAGCATATGACGCAGGAAAGGCTATCCGAGGTGATTTGCGAAAGCTTACCGACCGTCAAACGGCATATGAGCGCGCTTATGCGAGCAAACCTCGTAATGAAGATGCAGGCGAGAAATTCGGCGATCGTCGTAAACCCTGACGTTATGTTTCGGGCAGAAAAAGAGACGGAATATACGAACACGGTACGAGGTCATTTCCGTGAATTAGACCGTCCGGAGTGAGTTGCATATCAAATATGGCGTGTAGTCGGCAAGTTGCGTATCAAATATGGCGTGGTATGAAAGTGGGATGAGGCGTTGGTGCGTATGGGTTTGTGGTGTTTTTAAGTGTAAATCTCCTCTTATCTATATTAAACCCTGTCTTAAAGGGAATAAATCCCTTCCGCCTGCCGTTCGTTTCACTCTCTCCGGCGGTGATATTCATTTAATATTACTTCTATCGCGATTAAGGTACTAAATAATTAATATCCGCGTCCACGGAGGAGCGCAAGCGACGTAGTGGGCGCTATTCTTTTTTATGCACATTCCACCGCATCAGTTATCTATGTTTATAGAAAGAGGTATGCACACAAAATACCGATATGCTGTCTTACGTTATGAGAAGAAGCATGCACATTATATGGCTTTAGCTGTCTATACGTAGTAGAGAGATGACTATAAAGAAGGGCGTCATTTTCGGAAATAACTAACTAGGAAACCGGTCGACAATCGGGTGCCTTTCTTTATGGTATTATTCTCGTGTTTCTACAATAAACGGTAAGCCGAGGCGGCGTGTCAAGCTATCGCAGCTTGCTAAAAGCCAACATACGCAATCAGAACGAGGCTTCCGCACCCTACGGCGGAGGTCTTTTTGTGCTTGCGTTTTACTGATCAGTCGGAGTGTGCTTACAGGCCTTCCGATAACGCTTGTGCACCCACCGACACGCCTCTTAACAATGCGGACCACAGTCGGTGTGGCAAATAGGGGCGCATGTTCCTCGGTGGCGATGCGGTCTCCAAAACCGCGTGGGCAGGTTCGATCCCTGCCGCCTCTGTAAAAGCGAGTTTCACGTTGAATCGCGCTTTAAGAAACGAAAAGGAGACAATGTGAATGGCGGAAACGCGTATCAAACTAACCGATAAGCATTTTGCGAAACTTCCTGACGGAAAGGATAGCGTCTGGGCGACCGATGGATTTTCATTTGATGAAGCCGAGAGATCGCTTCGGAAGGAGACGGGCGATATGGCCGACATTAACGTAAAAGTAAACGTATAGGTATCCGAAGCTATTACCGGCCTCAAAGCGCTTCAACGCGAAGCAAAGGCGGCGACTAAGGCGTTGGCTGAATTGCGGGATTATATGGAGGATACCGGCGAGGTAACGTTAAAGAATGGCGCTGAGGTTGCACAGTCATTACGAGCGTTATTCGATAGGTTGGATGGAGAGCCAACGGTGACTATCGACGGTAAAGAGGTCGGAGAGGCTAGTACGAAAAGCTTCCGGAAGGAGGAGCGCTGATGAGCGAAAAGGTAACCGTTAAACTCGCCGCCAGCGACGATTACGACGAACAGCTCGATGAGTTGCGTCAAGCCTTTTTCGCTCTATCTGACGACTCCAAACCGAAAGAGAAATGGCGTACGGCTCTCGTTGTAGGACGGACCGTTAGCGAATCTCAGGCGATATGGAACCGCGTAAAAACGAACTATCCGAACTTTAAGTACACGCAATTTGTATCGCGTAGACCTGGAGGAATTGACGGCATAAACGCGGCAAACGTATCGCTATTTATGCTTCCGGGCTATGCGGAAAATCCTATCGTGAAGGATCGGCACTTTCAGTGGATTATCGATACGGCAGCCGAAGTGACTTACGTAGAGGAGGGGCGGACGAATGAAGATCGGTTTAAGAAGGATCGAGCGTTTAGATACTCACATGTCTATGACGGAGGTTATTTGATAACTTCGATTGCTTCCGGCATGAAGGTCGAAGCTGTAATTGAGTTTGATTCCGGTAATCGTGCGGAAGCTGAGTTTGAATTTCCGCAGGCTGACGATTTTTCATTCGCCGAAGCCGAGCGATTGATTCGGAAGGAGTTGGGCGAGGAGTGAGTCTGCCGCCGTTAAACAAAACGCAATACGATACCTTCCGAACTTGGCTGCTCTATAACGCCTATACGCCGGAACACTTACGCCAGGCTGACAATGTAGAGATGCGACGAATCATACGGCAGATGGACTACTGGTACGAAGGCTTTCGAATAGGGAGCGAACGGCGCCGGATTATAGCCGGCTTGTATGCGATGCGTGATCGCGACTTTAATTAAACGGGAGGTATGTTAAGTGAACGGATTATTTTACTGCTACTCAACAACGCTAATGCACTTCTTGAAGGCGAACGGCCGCCGCTATAAATTTACGAAGCTGCATCCGCGAACTAATAACCGGATGTGGGTATTCGAAAGGGACGCCGGCTTTGGCGCTTTGCTTGACGAATATGACGCAAGGAAGGCGAATGCGAAGGCGCAGTAAGTCGCGCGATTAGTTAACGAAAGGAAGTCGATAGTTAATGCGAGGCCGATTCGAACATTTGGCGCGGGAGGCGCTACAACGGAAAGCTTACGCGATGCAGAAAGAAAACGGACTGACCGGCAATGCTCCGATACCACACGATTTATGGCGGCGACTGGTGCCTATCGCGAGAGAATACGAGAAAGGTAACGGAGCCATAGCGCAATTGTATACGTACCTACTGGCGCACGTTAACGGCAAGCCGGATAACGACCGATACATGAGCGCGTTCCCTTCGGTAGAGAAGATCGCTGAGGATACGGGGATAGGGCGCAATAGGATAGCGCGATTGGCTAACGTATTAGAGGCGGTGGGGCTACTGAAGACAGCGTATGACTATGCGTCGAATAAGCGCGAGAAGTTATATTATCCGCAATATTATAGTGCGCTGAGTGATGCGGAGATAAGGCGGCGTCTAGACGATATATACGGTCAATCACCGTAGAGTGACTTACGTTAATCACTGTAGAGTGATTTACCTAAATCGCCGTAGAGTGACGGTAATAATAACAAACGTAATAATAACGAACTAATAATAACAAACAAATAATAGCGCCTCTATTCGCTAACGCTCATACGATACGCAGATATTAGTAGTCTATTAGATACCTTATCGCGATTGTACTTAAAAGAATAATAAGAACAAACGAAGGCCTAAATCACCGTAAAGTGATTGACGCTTTAGTTAGTGAAAGGGGAGAGACATTGTGATTAACCTTAAAGGCAACCGCATTCCTCGTGAAGATAATAAGCCGTGTGGTGCTAAGTGTAAGTGCGTGGAACCAACACCAAACCTACTAACGATAGAACTAACGGATGAGCAATCGATACCACGCATCATATACAAAGGCGAAGATATAACTGCTCTTGTTGCGGTAGACTTCGAGTGGCGTACTAAAGACGCAGACCAGTGCGGCTCTACTTACTTCCGGATCAAGCACGCTAAAGATAGCGCAGGTCCTATGGTTGTAGAGACGAAGGAACTGGCGGTAGGCGAACGAGCTTATGGCGCATAACTACTATGACAAGCACAAGCGCGATCCCGAAGCCCGGGCGTTCTATAAGTCGAAGGCATGGACGAAGTGTAGGGCGTTGGCCTTAGACCGTGACCACGGCGTATGTCAAGACTGTCTCAAAGAACGTAAGATAACGAAGGCGCAGACGGTTCATCATATTAAAGAACTGCGCGATCATCCGGAACTTGCGTTAACACTCGAAAATCTCGTAAGTTTATGCAATCCGTGTCACAACCGAAGGCACCCGGAAAAAGGCGCTGGACCGGCTGAAAAGGCGAAGAAGAAGCGCAAGATAAACGTGGTGAAGGCGCAGGCTAATCCGGATCTATAGCCCCCCTACCCGTTGGCATCCGAAGTCAAAAACGTAGGGACCGGCGGGGCCCCTTCGCTTGTAGCGCGACCAGAAAATTTACATTAAAGGGGGTAAACCCCTCGGAAGAAAGGAGCGATCATATGGCGGTACCCACGGCGAAAAGGCTGCGTGAATATCTTGGCGACAGGTATACGGAATCGGACGAAGAGCTTATCGATCTTTACATCGATACGCATAAGTTCTACCGCCGATTAAAAAAGGAAGTGGCGGAAAACCCTTTGATGATGCGGCATACGAACAAAGCGGGAGCAGAGAACCTCGTCAAGAATCCGTTAGCGATTGAGCTTACGAAGACGGTTACGACGTTAAATAACCTTCTGAAATCGCTCGATCTTACGCCGGCACAGCGCAAAGAATTAAACGCGGGCGGTGATGACGATGACGACGGTTTTGGTAAATTCTAACCCGACAGAGATCGAAAAATGGTATAAAAACTGGCTAAAATCGCAAAAAATAGCCGGATTTATACGTGAAAAACCGGCTGAAAAGTTGTTGACGACATGGTATGCGGAGAAGGTAGCCGCGGGTGACATTGTCGCGAGTAAGAAAAACATACTTGCTTGCAAACGACACCTTCGCGATCTTGAGCGCGCCGGCACTGACGAATTCCCTTACGTCTTTGACGAAGAAAAAGGACACCGGCCGATTCAATTCATCGAGCGGTACTGTAAGCCGTCACAAGGCCGTTATTCAAACTTAACACTTCAGCCGTGGCAACACTTCGTAATCGGATCGCTGTACGGTTGGGTTCATCGCGATACCAAGTTGCGGCGTTTCCGCGAGGGTCTTATATTTGTCGGCCGTAAGAACGGGAAAACAACGAAGATCAGCGGTTTAGCCAACTTCGCAATCACAAAAGATGGTGAACCAGGCGCTAGGGCCTATGTTTTAGCCAACTCGAAGCAGCAGGCAGGCGTTCTTTTTGAAGAGAGTCGCGCCATGATTAGAAAATCGCCTGCACTTCGGAAACATATCCGCGAGAATCAGAAAGGTATTTACCATGACGCGTCAATGAGTCAGATAGAAGCGCGGGCGTCTGATAGCGAAAAGCTGGACGGCTTGAACACGCACCTCGGCATATTCGATGAGATACACGAATTTAAAGATTCGAAGCTTATCAGCGTAATCAAGAACTCGCGTGCCGCACGGACTCAGCCGTTAATCATTTACATCACGACGGCCGGCTATCAGCTTGACGGGCCCTTGGTCGAATATTACGAAATTGCCTCCGATGTTCTTGACGGAAGCAACGTCCAGGAGCGGAATTTCTACTTTATGGCCGAATTAGACGACATATCCGAGGTAGAAAAGCCGGAAATATGGATCAAAGCGAATCCAAACATCGGCGTAACAATGGATATTCCGTCAATGATCCAAGACTTTAACGCTGACCGACACGTACCACGCGAATATAACGACTGGCTGGTCAAGCGGTTCAATATCTTCGTTGATAACGGAGAAGAAAGCTTTATTGACTTCGAGGTCATCAAGCGCAATAACGGAAACATTGATCCGGAATCTTTGCGCGGCATGAGATGTATCGGCGGCTTCGACTTATCACAAACGGAAGACTTTACGAGCGCGTGTCTGGAATTCATCTTACCGGATAATCGCGTTTTTGTTTTGTCTCATTCGTGGGTTCCAGCGGCAAAAGTACAAAAAGATAACGAAAAAATCGACTACCGTGGGTTTGAATCCGACGGTTATTTGACGATTATTCCGGGCGAATACGTGGAATACGAGTACGTTTACGACTGGTTCGTTGATATGTCGCGCAAATATCAGATCGAAAGGATCACGTTTGACCCGGCGAATGCGATGCGGCTGGTCCAAGACCTTCAGAATTATGGTTTCCAAACGGAAGTCGTGCGGCAGGGTTACATTACTCTGAGCGATCCATTGAAGAACGTCAAAGAGCTACTGCTCGACGGAAGAGTCGTATACAACGAAAACAAACTCTTTACGTGGTACTTAAACAACGTCAAGCTCGTCGAGGATCGCAACGGAAACTGGCTGCCGACCAAACAAACGCGCTACCGGAAAATAGACGGCTTTGCTGCGTTCCTTAACGCCCATTCACAGGTATATCTCGACATGACGAAGCCAGTTGAGGGCGGAAGCGTCGGATTTATCTCGATTAACGATCTATTAAACGGTTAGGAGGTGAGAAAATGGGCTTTTGGAGCAACGTACGAAGCTTTTTCGGAGGCACAACTGAAGCAAAAGCGGCCGTTAAAAAGGATCTCGCGCATTGGTTTATTCCTCGCGCTAGTATCTTCGGAAACTACGGAGAACAAACGCTGGCCGATAACGAAACGGTCTTCTCGGCTGTATCGCGGTTGTCAAATACGATGGCAAGCTTACCGATCAAAGCGTACAAGAATTATCAGCCGATTGAGTCGCAGGCATCCGAACTATTAACGTACGCGCCGAACCATAATATGACATCCGGCCAGCTAATCGGTCTTTTAGAGGCGCATCGGGCTGTTTATGGAAATGCCTACGCGATAAAACGGTACGGTATACGTTATGAAGTCGTCGGGTTGGACGTTTTAGACCCTTCGCGAGTACAGCCGGTCATTGAAGAATCGACTCGTGAGCTCTGGTACGAGGTGTTCGGTGACAGTGGAAATTACTTCGTTCACAACATGGATATTATTCATGTTAAGTATGCGTCGGTTGACGGACTTAAGGGCATATCGCCATTAAAGGTATTGAAGAACGCGCTCGACTTTGATCGCGATGTAAGGACGTTCAGTCTCGAACAGATGGACGGCGCTAAGATCTCGTTCATTCTCGAATTAGCGTCTCAGCTAGACGAGACACGTAAAGCGAAGATGCTCGAGAACTTTAAAAGCTTTTATAGAGATAACGGTGGTATCTTAATTCAAGAACAGGGCGTTAAAATCCGTGAATTAAAAAAGGAATTCATCGATACAAAGGCGTTCGAAGTCGAAAAAGTGACTCGTTCAAGGGTTGCGCAGGCTTTTAATATTCCGTTGTATATGCTCGGTGAAACGCAAGGAAGCGTATCAAATATGGAGCAACTTTACATCGATTATGTACAAGGCACGCTGATGCCTATCGCAACTCAATACGAAAAGGAATTTAACCGGAAGCTGCTGACCGAACAGGAACGTAAGGCCGGTTATTATTTTAAGTTTAGTATGAACGCATTATTGCGCGGAGATATGCAAACTCGCGGTAATTTCTATCAACAAGGTATCCGTAGCGGCTGGTTTAAGCCGAATGAGGTGCGTGCGTGGGAGGATTTACCGCCAGAAAAGGGCGGAGATACGCTTTATTTGAGCAAAGACCTGTTCCCGATCGACCAAGTCGCGCAACAGAAAATCACAAGCACCGACGCGCCAACGCCTCCAACGTTAAAAACTAACGAAAATGATAACGAGGACACGAAAGGAGGTGAAGACGATAAAGAAGTTCTGGGAAATCAAAGCGGCGAAGAATGACGCTAAAACTGGCGAAGTTTACATTTACAGCGAAATTAGTTCGGCTCAATTTTGGGGCGACGAAGTAACAGCGCAGACTTTTAAAGCGGATTTAGACGAACTTGGCGACGTTTCAACGCTAAATATCTATATTAACTCGCCTGGCGGGTCCGTTTTCGAAGGAAATTCGATCTACAACATCATAAAGCGGCACAAAGCCCACGTTAACGTTTACGTCGACGGGCTGGCGGCCAGTATCGCAAGCGTCATCGCAATGTCCGGTGACGCTATTTTTATGCCCGCAAACGCGATGATGATGATTCACAATCCGTGGACATTAGCGCAGGGCAATGCGGACGAACTCCGTAAGCAGGCCGATGACATGGACCGTATTCGCGAAAGTCTTATCGAGGCTTATCTCGGAAAAGCAGGCGAAAAGCTTGATCGTGACCGATTAATCGCGCTTTTGGACGCAGAAACGTGGCTTACAGCGCAAGAATGCCTCGAATTAGGGCTCTGCGACAGCATCGAAGCTCCTAAACAAGTGGCTGCGAAAGTGGATACGAAGTTATTCGCGAGTTACCGGAATACTCCGGACGTCTTTAAGTCCGAGCAGCCTGCGGGCATGTCGGAAGAGGAACGGAGATTCCGCGAAAAAATCGCCGCAGAAGCAGAAACACATTTACTCAAATTAAAAAGTGATGGAGGAATATATTAATGGAATTATTCGACCTTAAAGCGAATTTACAGACGATTGGTGCACAACTAGCGTCTGTAGAAACAGATATTTTAAATAAAGCTGCAAATCCTAGCGTGGCTACGGACGAATTAAAAGCACTTCAACAAAAGAAACAAGATTTGAAAGAACGTTATGACATTTTGAAAAATCAGCATGACGCGAAAGAAGCGGATCAGAAAGCAAAAATTCAAGCTTCATTGGAAAAAGCAAATGCAGGAGCAAGCGCAGGTCTTGAAAGCTCTGACCCGTCCGTACGTAAAGTCGCAGCTAAAGCCGGACTTATCCGTGCCGCGGTACGCCGTGAAGTTCCAGCGCAGGAAGTACGTGCGACTCTTGGTGATAATAATGGAACTGGCGGAGAAAAATTACTGCCGAAAACTGTTTCTGAAGAGCTAATCCATGAGCCGTTTGTAACAAACCCACTACGCAATGTATCAACCTACACTAGCGTTACTAATCTTGAAATCCCTAAAGTGGACTTTTCTTTAGATGATGACGATTTCATCCAAGATACACAGACTGCTAAAGAACTAGAAGTTGAAGGCTCAGTCGTTACTTTCAGTCGTCGTAAATTCAAAGTTAAAGCTAAAGTATCTGAAACAATCTTAGCTGCTACTGATACAAACTTAGTATCAACAGTTGAGAGAGCGCTTCAGTCTGGTCTGGCTGCTAAAGAGAAGAAAGTATCTTTTGCCACAACTCCGAAAGCCGGCGAAGAAGAAATGTCCTTCTACGGCGCTGGTATTAAAGAAGTGTCCGGAGAATCTACGTACAAAGCAATTAAAAAGGCTATCGCTGATCTTCCAGAAGATTTCCGTGAGAACGCCAAAGTTATGATGACTTATGCTGATTACCTTGAAATGATCGAAACTCTTGCAAATGGCAGCGCAACTCTTTACAACGCTCAGCCAGAGCAAATCATCGGCAAACCGGTTGTATTCTCCGATGCTGCGGTTGAGCCAATTGTCGGTGATTTCCGTTATTCTCACTTCAACTACGATCCAGCGATCACTTACGAAAGCGACAAAGACATCAGCACAGGCGAAAACCTATTCGTACTGACTGCGTGGTTCGATCACAAAATCAAACTGAAATCCGCATTCCGTATCGCGAAAGTTGTAACTACACCCTAATGCGCCCCAAGGGTTAACGGCGTCTTCTACGGATACATCGGTGTCCCTTAATTGGGACGCCGTAACTTTTAACGGGGGCATTAAAGAATACGAAATTTATAGAGACGGCGTATCAGTCGGAACTCGCGTTGGCACATCGTTCACCGAGAGCGGCTTGAAACAGACTACGACGTATAAATACCAGGTTCGAGCAATTCCTAACGTCGGTGATCCGTCGCCACTTAGCGCTGAGATTTCAGTGACTACGTTAGCGACCGAACCTACAGGCATCAACGTAACGGAATACTCCAAGACGTTAGCGGTCGGCGATACGTATAAGATTAACGCGACGGTTACGCCTTCAAGCGCAGACCAAAACGTGACTTTTACGTCTAGCAGCACCGCAACAGCAACCGTATCTAGCTCCGGCTTAGTAACGGCTAAAGCGGCCGGCACAGCTACGGTAACAGTCGCGTCTAAGTCGAAGGCTTCGGTTAAGAAGACGGTGGCTATTACGGTTAACGAACCGCCACCGCCGGCAGGTGAATAACGATGGCTCTTTCGCTTGAGGAAGCAAAAGAATATTTGCGGATTGACGGAGATGAGGACGATAACCTCGTCTCCTTTTTTATTTCCGCAGCAGAGAAACATATGGAAAACGCAGGCGTAACGGACACCACGTCGGACCTGTATAAGATGGCGGTGCTGATTTATATCGCGGATGCCTACGAAAATAGGACGACAGCTAACAGCGGAACAAAAATCGCCGGTATGGTCCTTCAATTGAGGTGAACGCTATGGCGGTAAACATCGGAAGTTTTAATAAGCGTATCACGTTTTTGCAGTACGTAAACACAACGAATGACGAAGGGTTTGAGATCGACGGCTGGACGCCTGTGGTTACGGTATGGTCGGCAGTAAAAACGTTACAGGGCCGGGAATATATCGCGGCAGCTACGATTCAAGCTGAGAGAACGACCCGTTTTATCATCCGTTATTCCAAGCGAATGAAGACGCTGCTTAACAATAAGATGCGCGTTAAATATGACGGACGAGAGTTCGAGATTGAGAGCATCATTAACGATAACGAAGCGAGCGTTACCTTCACGATTATTGCGAAGGAGGTTGACGTTAAGTGAGTTCGAGATCGAGCGTAAAAGGAATGCGCGAGCTGATGACGAGGCTAAACCGGATGGGGCGGGAATCTCAATCCGTTAAGAAAGGCGCTCTTGAAGCCGGCGCAAAACCGGTATTTGATGAGATGGAAGCGCGGAAGCCTAGCGCACAGAGCAAAATTTTAGTCAGCGATGTTAAGGACGACATTATCGAAATCGGGCCGAGCGATCTCGACTTTATATCACGATTTGCGGAGTTCGGCACAAGCCCGCACTTAGAAAAAGCGAAAAACAAAAAGGTCATGAGCGACGGTTCTACATTCTACGGAAGAGAAGTCGATCACCCAGGACACCAAGCGATGCCTTTCATTGAGCCGTCTTTCAACGCGAAAAAGAACGAAGCACAGCGCGAAATCAGACGCTACTTAGAAAGGGAGTTATTTCGATGAGTGCGCGGGCAATCGTTAACTCGGCGCTTAAACCGTTGGGCGTGCCTGTTGTTTTCCTTAAATATCGCGGAGAGGACGAAACATACATCCGTTTTTTCTTCTACGACGAAAAGAGCGCTCTCAATGCGGAGGACGCCGAAGAAGCGACGGGCTTTTACGTACAGGTGGATATTTTCACGAAAAAACCAGATGAATATGCGCGGTTGGAAACCGGTGTTAAGAAACAGCTCACTGACGCGGGCTTTGGACGCTTAGGGCAGTATGACCTATACGAAAACGAAACGGAGATATACCACAAGGTGCTCCGTTTTTATTATGCGCAAAATACAGAGGAGGAATAAATATGGCAGGAACACGCATGGGATTACGCGATATTTACTTTGCGAAATTAATTAAGGACGATGCAGCGGGCGCCACTTACGACAAACCGGTTAAGATCGGTAAGGCAATCGAAGCATCTATTTCACCGAATACAAACAGCGAAACTTTGAGCGCGGATGATGGGCCATCTGAGATCGAAACAGCTTTCGGCGGCGTCGAGGTAGAAATCGGCGTTGACCAGTTGTCTCACGACATCCAGGCGTTATTGCTCGGGCATATGGTTAATGCTGACGGCGTACTCGAAAAGAAAGACACCGACTTGGCGCCATATGGTGCGTTACTCTTTAAATCGCAAGTATCAGGTGGCGGTGATAAGCTTTACGCGCTATACAAAGGTAAGTTCCAGCTACAGGAAGAAGAATTCGCAACTAAAACGGATAGTCCGGAATTCCAAACCGATTCAATTTCTGGCACATTCATGCGTCGTGAATTTGACGGCGTTTGGGGTCGTTCAGTTTACACGAAAGGTGAAGGCGTTAATCAGGCGGTTATTAACGAATGGTTCACGAAAGTTTACGAGCCTTCCGCATCTACCGGTGGCGGCACACCGCCTTCAGGAGAGTAATAAATTCATAGCTGAGAGTTGGCTGCGGCCGGCTCTCTTTTTATTTGATCACTTAAAAACAAAAACTAGGAGAGTGTTTGCATGCAAATTACATTACTTATCAACGGAGAAGAAAAGGCATTTAGCGCGCCATTTATTAAAGGGAGAATGCTTCGCGAAGCTATCAAACTATCTAAAACAAGCAATTTTGACGAGCTAGACGTCGGCGATCTCGATAACCTCGTTGATTACGTTGTTCGTGTATATGACAACCAGTTCTCACTTGACGAATTCTACGATGGTATTGCATCCGAAAAAATGATTTCAACAATTTCAGACACTATCCAAGGCGTTGTTGGGACGGTTAATGCAGGCGTTGAGCAGACTAAAGCTGCGAAAGGTGAAGGCGAAGCCACTGCGGAGACTCCGGCAAAAAACTAACGCCGGGGTACCTTTTCCCCTTAGACTTCCTCGAAAAGCTCGAGCATGACATTAAAAAGCTTTATCTCGACAGTATGGAACGGCCGCAAGATGTCTATTACCTCGACGAAATGGATATCGGTTGGTTCTTCGAGCTTATGCAGTATTCCGACAACGGAAAATCCAATCGCAGCAATTCAAGTGGCGCTAAGAAGGAAGTCTATATCGATCAGGTACTCGGTTTTTAGAAAGGGGGTAAAGCATGGCAGAATCACTCGGCTCTTTGCGGGTCAGTATCGGACTAGATAGCGCTGAATTAACTCGTGGTCTTGACGGCATCAATAAGAAGCTTGAGGCAGTTAATGCTGAATTCAAGTCTACGATGGCGGGCGCAGGTAGATTCGATAAAAGTCTCGACTCTCTAAAGCAAAAGGCGGACGTACTTAACCGTACGATGCAAGTACACAAAACGAAGCTATCCGAGCTTAAGCGTCAATATGAAGAGAGCGCGCGAACGAAAGGAAAAGATGCGGCTGCCTCCGTCCGGTTACTAACGCAGTACAACAAAGCATTAGCAGCCATGAGGAAAACCGAGGACCAACTCGACCTCGTCAATAAGCGGATAAGAGAGCAGAGTACGGGATTCGCACAGCTAGGCGCCAAACTAAATGCGAGCGTCAACACCATTACTACGAAAATGCGTGCGCTTGATGCAGCGTTTAAAGCGACAACGGCTGGCGTTGATAACTTCGGATCGACCTCGGACCAGCTGAGGCAGAAAGCCGACCACTTAAATAAATCGATTGATCTTCAGCAGCAACGTTTAAAAGATCTTCGCCGGTTATATCTCGAATCTAAACGCGCAAAGGGCGAGGACGCTCAGGAAACGCAAGAACTTAGCGCAAGAATGAACGAAGCGACCGCACAGCTTCGCGAGGCACAAGCGCAATTAAGAGCGACTAACACGCAAATAGAGCAGCAGGCCAACGCATGGCACCGAATGGGAACGCGAGCACAGGAGAGCGGCGAAAACCTTCGGACGGTTGGGGGCAAATTACAGTCGATTGGCTCCGAAATCGCGACATCATTCGGTGTAGCAACATTGGCAATCAGCGGAGCTCTTGGCCTAGCGACTAAGAAATCGATGGACTTCGAACAGCAAATGTCGAATGTTAAATCGGTAATGGACCCGGCAGAAGCGAATAAGTATAGCGACGCTTTAACGAACCTGGCGATTAAACTCGGTGCGGATACGAAATACAGCGCATTAGAGGCTGCGCAAGGTATGGAAGAGCTCGTTAAAGCCGGCGTATCTACAAAAGATATCATGGACGGCGGTCTTTCCGGTGCGCTCTCGTTAGCGACAGCCGGCGGAATCGGATTAGCGGATGCGGCAGAAATCGCTTCGACTGCGCTTAATGCGTTCAGAGACGATAACCTCAGCGTAGCTAAAGCGGCAGATATTTTAGCGGGTGCGGCAAACGCCTCCGCCACGGACGTACAAGAAATGAAGTATGGACTTGCGATGACGTCCGCGGTAGCTGCCGGCATGGGGCTTACGTTTAAGGATACCTCAACGACTTTAGCAGTGTTCGCGCAAAATGGACTTAAAGGATCGGACGCGGGGACGTCACTTAAAACGATGCTCAGTCGATTAGTGCCGATGACTAAAGCATCATACGAGACGATGCACGAGCTGGGCTTAGTGACACTGGATACAACCGAGGCATATAAACGGATGGCTGAAAAGGGATTCAGACCCGCAAGCAAGGACTTAGGCGATATTTATAACGCTTTAAATAAATACGTCGCGAAAACTTCTGGCGCAAAAGAAGGTACCGATAAGTTCTCGAAAGCCTTCGATAAAGCAACGAAAAATCTTGGAATCATGGACAATAAATTCTTTGATGCAAACGGAAATATTCGCAGTATGACGGAGATCTCCGGTGAACTTTCGAAAGCTCTCGATGGGATGTCGGCGAAAGATAAGCAAGAGGCTCTTTATAATATTTTCGGTTCTGATGCGATACGTGGCGCATTGATCCTCGGAAGAGAAGGATCGAAAGGCTTTACCGCCATGGCTAAGTCGATGGATAAGATCAAAGCGGCCGACGTCGCTGCTGAGCGTATGAACAACTTGAAAGGGCGGATCGAAGAACTTTCGGGCGCATTCGAAACTGCGCAGATAAATATCGGAACCGCACTAACTCCGGCCATATCGGCGCTAGTTGTCGTTCTGCAAAAAGTTGTAGACGCGTTTAATAACTTATCACCAGGCATGCAGAAGTTTATTGCGATTTCTGCGGCAGTTGTAGCTGCGCTTTTCGGTATCATTTTGACATTCGGAGCGGTTTTAGCAGGATTCGGCGCGATGGCCGCAGGTATCGGCGCATTGGTCGAAGCTGGCGGAATCCTTGCGTTGAGTGGAACCGTTCTAGGGTCCGTATTCGCAGCGTTAACCAGTCCGATTGCCTTAACCATCGCAGGAATAATGGGGCTAGTAGCTGTATTCACGCTCGTATATAAACACTCGGAACAGCTTCAGAAGCTTCTCGGCGTAGTGTTTAACGGAATCAAAGCCGGCGCCAACATAGCATATGGAGGCGTTAAGGTAGCCTTTGACGGAATTATTGCGGCTGTCGATCGTGTATCAGCGTACCTACTCGAAAAAGGCCCGGCCATGTGGAACGGGTTTGCGGCCGGAGCAGTAAATGTAGGAACCGCAATTCAGAGCGGGTTCAATAGTGCAATCGCTTCAATAGGTTCGTTCTTTTACTCGCTCGGACAGAAAGCCTCTCAATTCTTCGGCCAAGGAGTCGCGGCTAAAGTATCGGAGGCAGCCGGGATCTTTTTTGCGCAATTGAAAACTGCATTCTCAAGCGTGAGCGGTGTTATATCTATTGTTGCGCCAACCATAACGGCGTTTGGCTTAGCGTTAGCAGGCGTATCAGGCCCGATCGGCTTCGCGATTACGGCGTTAGTCAGTTTGTCCGGGTTTTTATTCCGCCTTTATCAGTCTAACGAACAGTTCCGTAACTCAGTAACGACTGTCTGGGCGCAAGTCTCCAGCGCAATAAGTAGCGCAATGACAGCTCTGCAACCGGTGTTTGACGCATTCAGTCAATACTTCGGTGAAATAGCGGCTGAACTAGCGCCAGAATTTGCGGAAACTATGAACGTTATGGTTACGAGTCTAGCTACGTTAAAGCCGGCTTTTGCGGAGTTAGGCGCAGCTATCGCAGAGCTTGGACCGTCTTTCGCACAATTAGGCGCAACGTTCGCGAGTTTAGCGGGCGAATTAGGTACGGCATTTTCGGATGCGGTCGTTCAAATTACGCCTTTACTCGGGGAATTAGCGAGTGCTTTTACGCAGATGCTTCCAGGGATAATTAGCTTGGTTAGCGGGCTATTAAACGTATGGGTACAGGTTCAAGGTACGTTGTTACAGGTAATAACGTCAATTGTAACGTCAGTGCTACCGATTTTCGTCGAAGGATTTACGTCACTGCTGCCGATTGTTTTGAACGTAGTTCAAGCGGTATTTCCAGTGATACTAAGTCTTATCCAAGCGATTGCGCCGGTGATTCAGATGATTGCAACTACAGTTTTACCGGTTTTGTTGAGTGCGGTTCAGGCGATTTTCCCGGTCGTTTTAACAGTGGTAAAAGCCGCGATGCCTTTCGTGGTTACTATCATCCAGTTGGTTGCGTCAGTTATCAAGGATCTGGTAGTTAACGTCCTACCGTTAATTTTGGAAGTCGTAAAAGCGGTCTTTCCGTTGATCGTACCTATCATTCAATATGCGGCACAAATTATCATTCAGGTATTAAAGGCGGCCGCAATAATTATCAAAACTGTTTTAATTCCTGCCATAAAGTTCATTCTAAGCATTGTTCAAGCAGTTTTCCCTGTAATAGTTTCCGTCATTAAAGCCGCGTTAAATGTAGTGACTAACGTAATCAGATTGTTCTCGGCTTTGTTAAAAGGGGACTGGAAAGCTGCATGGAACGCAGTCCTCGGAATCTTAAAAGCCATATTCTCACCAATTGTAAAATTGGTAACAAACATGGGAAAAGCAATTTCTGATAAATGGACTTATGTCAAGAATAAGATGGCACTTTTAACTTACGAGATGAAGAAAAAAGTAATGGAGCGTTTTAACAGCATAGTAGATGGCGCGAAAAAGCTTCCAGGAAGAATTGGGGACGGAATTAAAAGTATGGCCGGTAAAGCTGTTAACGGAGTCAAGTCTCTTGGAAACAAGATGATCGGCGGCTTTGAGGGTATTGTAAACGGACTTACGCAAAAAGGTATCAATAAAGTTCTCGGACTGGTTGGCGTCGATAAGAAGCATTTCATCCCGAAATTAGAGATTCCTAGATATGCGAAAGGTACGTCAGCAGGCGGCCACCCAGGCGGTCCAGCGATCCTTGGCGACGGCGGCGGGCCTGAACTATTCCGAACCCCTTCCGGATTTACTGGCCTGAGTCCCGGCAGAGATACGTTGTTTAATTTACCGAAGGGTACGCAAGTTCTTCCGTACGGTATGACGAAAAAGCTTATTGCGCAAGGTATTCCGGCCTTCAAGAATGGGACGAAAAAGAAAAACCTATTCGAAAGAGGCGTCGATGCGGTTTCGGGCGCAAAAGACACTGTCGTAAATGTCGCGAAAGGCGCTGTGAACAAGGTCAAAGACTTCGCGTTTGACGTATGGGATTACGTTTCAGATCCGAAAAAACTAGTTTCGAAGGTTGTCAGCAGCCTCGGACTAAAGCTTCCGGAAATTTCGGGGGCATTCGGCAGCATGGCGAAAGGGGCTTACGAAAAAGTTAAGTCGTCGATGGTTGGTTTCGTTAAGAAGCAGATCGATGATTTTGGCGGCGGATTCGGAAGCGGAGAAAAAGCGACGGGTAACGTAAAACAGTGGATTCGTAAAGCGATGGCAGTCACAAAAGTTCCGAGTAGTTGGTTCAACCCATTAACGACAATCGCGGTGAAAGAATCCGGAGGACGGACTGGTCCTTCGACGATCAACAAGTGGGATAGCAACTGGAAGCGCGGAACGCCATCGATGGGTCTTATGCAGACGATTAGACCGACGTTTGACGCGTATAAAATGAAGGGTATGGGCGATATCATGAATCCGGTTCACAACGCGGTTGCGGCCATTCGCTACATCATTTCACGATACAAAACGGTTTTCAATGTGCCCGGGATTAAATCAATGCGTGCCGGCGGCCCTTACAAAGGTTACAAAATCGGCGACATTGTAACGCAAAAGCAACTCGCTTGGGTTGCGGAAGAGGGTCCGGAAGCAGTCATCCCGTTAAAGAATAACCGTCAGCGGGCGCTTCAGCTTTATAAAGAAACCGGTAAGAAATTAGGCGTAGAGAGCGGAGCAGATCAGACGGTTGTAGCGAATCTACTTGAGCGTCTGGTCAGCGTGGAGCAGCGATCTTTAGCGGCGCTTAATATTATCGCGCAAAAAGATCCGAGCGTACGGGTAGACAAGGACGCTTTTACTAACTACGTCGACAGTTCTCAGGCGCAGCAAGCTACGATGAAAAGATTATTTAGGGGTGATCGGTAGTGCATCTAATAATTATAAAAAACGGTGAGACGATCGATCACCGTAATTTCGGTTTACGACTCCTTAGTTTTCGCAAGGACTCGTTAACCCACCGGACAGATCTTCAGGAAATAGACGGCCGAAACGGATCAATCGATATAGGTACGACATTCGATGTCCGGAAGTTAACGGCCGTCTTTCTTTTTAAAGGCGTTGATCATCTCGATTATCATTTGTTACTAGATGAGATATACGATCTATTCGCGACGCAAAACGAAATGGAAATTATAGATTCGCGCCAGCCTGGAAAGGTTTGGTCCGTAAAAGTAAGCAGTACGTACGAACCGGAAGACATTACGCCAAGGAGCGGAAAACTTACGGTGGAGTTTACGGCTGCTTTTCCTTTTGCGGCTTCTTTAGGTTCAACGCTCGACCCATTAACGTTTAACTCCGATAAGTGGCAAGTCGCGCAGGGCATGCTACCATCGGACGATTTATCTTATCGACACAAAACGAACAGATTCCGAATCTATAACGCAGGCAACGTAACAATTGATCCAGCCGAAGATGTCCCGTTAGATATTGTTTATAAAGGCGCCGCGTCCAATTTTAAGATCGTGAATAAAACGACGAACCAAACGGTGTCTTATTCGGGGAGTTCCGGATCTACCGATATGCTGAAGCTCGAAGGCCTCCGGCATTTGAAAAACGGCACAAGTATATACGCGAATACAAACCGAGGCTACATTTCGCTTGCGCCCGATTGGAACGAGATCGAACTTTCCGGAACGTCGGGAAGCTTCGAAATATCTTTCGATTTTCATTATCTATATAAGTAGGTGCAGCGACGATGGCTATTTTAGCGGTAAAAGATATATCGGGAATCGCGGAACCTTTGCCAGGCTTCTTTGCAACGCGTAGTAACGGAATCGAGGGCGAAAAGACGTTAAGTGTAACGGGATATAAGACTGTTCTAAATCAACACGGTTACAAACTCGTTAAAAACGAAAATATCCTTATTTATAAAGACGAAGAATACATTATCAAAACGCATAAGGAGAAAACGTTCAAAAACGGCGTGGGCGTCGAGGTAACGGCACTTCACCGGATATTTGACGACTTGATAAATTACCGAATTTACGAAGAGAAATCGGGCACGCTGCGAATAAATGCGATGCTCGATTTTGCGTTAAAAGGTACCGGATATACGTACGAAGTGAATAATACCGACCTTCCAACATCAGTAGAGGTTCAGAACTTCGGCTGGGATAATTCGTTAGCTTTGCTACGAAGCATTCTCGAAAAGTTTGGCGCAGAATTTGATTACGTCGGTAAGCATATTTACATTGCGAAAAAGATCGGTAGTAAAAAAGACGAACCTTTCCTGCGGCATAAATACAACGTCAGTGAGCCGGAGAAATCAATCGATACAAGTAGCTTTGCGACATATATTCGCGGCTACGGTAAACAAAACGAAGACGGTACCTATGTTGTTCAGGCGGAGTATACGAGTCCACTAGCGGCAGTTTACGGAATAAAGCACGCGGAGCCGGTAAAGGACGAGAGATTTACGGATAAATCTTCGTTACTGGCTGAAATGAAAAATAAGCTCGGCGACAGCATGGACATATCGCTAACATTTACGGCTTTAGAGCTCGCAAATATGGGCTTTAAAGACGTAAGAAAAGGCGATTATCTGTGGTGCGTTATCGAACCGTTTGATATTAACGTTCAACTACGCGTCTTAACCATCGAAGATTATTCAAACGATAAAAAGCCGCCAGTTTTCACGTTCGGTTCAGTCACGAAAAAGGCTTCGGATTTAATTGCGGACTTTGATACGACTAAGAAAACGGTTGATAAGGTAATCGACTCATCGACCGGAACCATTAAGACTAGTGCGCTTAATACGTCGGGCTTAGCGCTTAAGAGCGATTTAAATGCACACGTAAAAAACACGGACATACACGTAACTGCATCGGAAAAGTTATCGTGGGATTCGAAGGAGTCCGGCGGAGCAGCAGCCGCACTGGAAGCCCGTCTAACGAATACAACTTGGACGTCGCCTGCGTTTAAAAACGGGTGGGTCCAGTATACCGATGCTTCCGGAAGTTATCCGGTTCAGTACGGTAAGGATATGGTCGGAACGGTAATATTACGAGGCGTTGCGAAAGGCGGCACCATCGGAAGCACTACGCCGGTTTACACACTGCCGGCAGGATATCGGCCAATTTATCCGCATCATTTTACCGGATCGGCGGGGGGCGGATTTGTTTATACCGGCGTAATAAAAACGAATGGCGATGTGTGTATCGAGAGTAGTACAAATACTACTGCAAATGCTTTTATTGCAATCAACACGCAATTTAAAGCGAACTAAACGGAGGTGAGCGCATGGGGAAATACTCGTATAAGAAAGCAGATACTAGCGGATTTAACCGTCAACATATCAAGGACTATAATCAAAACCTCGGAGACATCGGCAACGACATGCTCGATCTGAGCAACGGTTTGAGCCGTCATAAAACCGCAGAGCACGCCCATACGTCGGACCAGATCGACCACGGCGGGTTCTCTTTGCGAACATATATCGATAGTCTGTATAACCGTATAAGAAATCTGATTCTTAACGCGGACGGCACTAACGTAAAAGAGGTGGTAGACGCTCGCGTAGACGCAGACGGTAACGTCGAACCTCTTTTAAAAGAGCGGCTCGATAAAGAGTATTACAAGTTGCTCCGAAAGATTCAACGCAACGTAAATGTAGACGATTACGGTGCCGATCCTACTGGTGCAACAGACAGTACGGATGCTTTCGTAAGGGCACTTGGTAATGGTAGGGTACGGCTCAACTTATCAGCTGGCGAATACGTTGTCAAAGGCGCTAAGATCCCGTCATGGACGTATCTTATTGGGCAAGGGAAAGGCGTTACCACTTTAAAACTTCACGAAGATACGCCGGCCAGCGAGTGGGTTCTTACGAATGCAGATCACGCAGGAGGAAACCGAAATATCTACGTAGAGGGAATGACACTCGATTGGAACCCGGATCGACAAGGCGGCGTGAACGCGACCGGTGGTATAAATTCGAGCTGCTTAACTTTTGCGAAAGTGAAATTCGGCTGGATTAAGGACGTAGAGGCAGTAAATCCGGGTCTGCACGGCTTCGATATAACGGCCCCCACATACGACATCACTACGGAAAACTATACGGCTGATGGATCGTATTACGTTTGGCTGGATAACTGCGTCGCATCCGGTTACGGTGACGACGGAATCACGACTCATTACAGCGAATACATTTTCATTTCAAATTCACATTGTATGAACCCTAGCGGAAAGGCCCACGCAGCCGGTGCTGCTAACTCGAATGGAATCGAAATTGATGACGGTTCAAAAAATGTTTGGGTAGATAGCTGCTATACGAGTGGAAACATTCGAGGTGTTGAAGTCAAGGCACACGATGAATGGCCGGCATCCCAAAACATCCATGTAACGAATCATATTTCTTATAGAGACGTCCGATCTTACGACGCAAGACACATCGGCCACCATAGCGCGACTGATCCGGAGAGTGCGTCTGCATATCATGTGACATTCGCAAACTGTACGTCAATAGAACCCGTCTTTAATAGTTTATACGCAGATATTTCTCCGAGAGCACTCGTTATATCGGCATATAAGCATGTTCAGATTTCGAATTTTACTGCGATCGGAGATCCGCAATACGACTACAAGGCTAACCCAATGGTCGCGTTTCAATTTAAGTCTCGCTATATCAATGTTAATGGGATCAAAATGCGAGGTTTTAAAACGGCCAGTCACGACATTAGAGCTTTTGGTGGTGCGCAAGGAACTGATTACGTGCAGATTTCTGGTGTTACGATTTCCGAGTCTTCTCCGATTGGAGTCGCGTTTGGTGGCGGGGTTTATAATGCTTCTCTTATCGGCGCTACATTGATCGGAGATAACGGTGAAATGGGCGTCTACTCACCGAACAACAAAGTAGAACTTGCGGCAATTAACGTGGCTGGATATGCTTCTGCGGCCAACCTTGGAGGGCGTTCGTATAGCGTTGTCCCGACGAATTTTAAAGGAGGATTCAAAGGCGCTACCACGAGCGGCTCACCTCTTGATCCGACGAGCGCAATCATTGCTGCTACAGGATCGAACGTTGCGAAAGGGCCTAGAAACTTTATGGGCGGCGTTTCGGGAGGCTCATCGACTGAAGGATCGCGGCAGGCTATCCTCGCAGCAAACAATTCGCATACCAAGGGCGACGGGCCAGCCCGAACAATCTTATCATCACAATCTGTTATAAATGACGATGGTTATACGGTTGTTGGTGGATACGGTTCCGGCGAAGCATCTACAGGTAATATCAAATGGAAGATCGACTCCATGAACGGTAATATTCAGGGCGTCGGCCGGGTCGAGAGTGTTTCGGACTTTAAAGACGTCGCGGAATATTTCGAGTCATTGGACGGACAGAAGATTGATTCCGGTCTCATGGTAACGCTCGAAGGTGATAAAATCCGGAAGGCACAGCCGGGAGATAGCGTGGATGGCGTTATATCTGAAACTGCTGGCGTTGTATTGGGGGGCGCAGGATTTTACTGGAATGATCGGTTCTTGCGTAACGAGTTTGGCGGCATGATCTACGAAACAATCACCGAGAATGGTCGCGAGCTGACCGTACCGAAAGAGAATCCTAACTACGATCCGACCCTCGAATATATTCCGCGTGATGAGCGCGTTGAATGGCATATCGTCGGGCTTATCGGTCAAATACACGTACGCATCGACGACACAGTCAGAGTAGGCGATAGGGTTACGGCGGGCACCGACGGTATTGCAACGAAAACAGAGGACAATGGCGGATTTAAAGTAATGCGAATTAAAACGGCTTACGATTCCGAAAAGGGGTACGGTGTAGCCGTTATTTTTATGCGGTAAAGGAGGTTTTGCAGTGATATACAATAACGCACCAATTGCGTTTGAGGTGACGAGCCGGACTAAAACGAATATAAAAACCGCCATACAGTTCAGCACGCAGGACATCGATACGGCGCGCTTGATCTTTTCGCTAACAAAAGACGGCGTCCCGTTGCCGTTGTCTGCTGTTACCGGGAAGCTCGTTATGGTCATGGCGGACGGCAGCCGGTTTATAAAAGACGTAGAGATCACGGATAAGGTCGAAGGAATTACGCAATACATTTTATCGGCCGAAGAGATGCGGCACTACGGCGATGTGCGGGCGGAGCTTAATCTGTATTACGCGAATAAGCAGGCGCTCTCCGTTCATAAATTTTCGTTTACTATCGACAAGGCGCTGATTGATACGGACATCGTACCGTTGGCGGAATACTACATCGATGACTTCGAAGAGCTACGCCAGCAAATCAATGATCTATATGACGAAGCCGTCGAAACCATCGAAGAGCTACGCAAGAAGTTCGAGGACCTTGAAAATATTGAAACGAAAGAAGGAGCGCAAGAAAAAGCCGATAAGGCTCTAACGGACAGCAAAGCGTACACAGACGACCATGCGGACAGGACTGATAACCCGCACGCAGTGACGAAGGATCAGATCGGACTTAATAATGTCGACAACGTTAAGCAGGCGCCTCTCGACCAATTCCGGGCCCATGATTCCAATAGCATCCGTCACACATCGCAGGTTGAGAAGGACAAATGGAACGGTTCGCAGTTGTTTAAATTGACGCAAGATACTGGTGCGGCAAAGTACATGACAGGCGTCGATTTTAATACGGTGACAGATACCGGCTTCTATTACATGAGCGGCGCAACGACGGCATTAAACGCACCAGTAAATAATAACGGGTACCTGCTCGTTCATAATTACAGCACGTACGCGTATCAGGAATATGCGACATACAGCAGTAGCGACTCAACGTCTTCAGGCCGTCGAAAGTTCATGCGTAATAAGGTTGCGAGTTCAGATTCTTGGACGTCATGGCGTGAGTTTGAGTCAGTGGAAGGATCGCAGGCGAAGGTGGATGCTCACGCCAATAGAACAGATATTCACGTCGTGCAAGCGGATAAGGACAAGTGGAATAGCCCGTGGGTCGCGACGTGGAATAACGTTACTTTGATTAACGGGGCACAGCAAAACGCCGGCTATCCGTTCAAGTTTTCCGTAGCAAATAACGAAATTAAACTGCGAGGCACATTCGGCTCGCTCCCGGCCGCCGGCACAACGGTTGCGAAATTCACGTATAAGACGACGCAGCTCGTGGATTTCGTCGTGCCTACGATCGGGTCTTACGGGACGGCGCGGTTTGCATTTACGACGGACGGCGAATTAAGATTCGATGGTCTTTCAGCGACAGACTCGGCAAGCGTTACCCGTGTCTCTTTTAATATCGGTATCCCATTATGGTAAAGGAGGAAATCAGAATGCACGTTTTATACTACGATAAAAATTTCGACTATGCCGGCGAAGAAGATATCGACGTAGAAGTGCTGCCACCGAACAGTACGGATGTGGTGCCCGATCCGTCAATCATCTCGCCTCGCTTCGATAAAAAGAAGAACGAATGGATCGAGGCCGCGACGGACGAGTACAAGGAGAGCATCAAACCCGACCCGCCGGCGCCGAACGAAATCGAGACTCTTCAAAAGCAAATAGCAGATTTATATTACCTCATCGCGACGGGAGGAAACTAAATGACTTGGTATACGCGTATCAAGAATTTATATGACGCCGGCCTTTGGACAAAGAAGCAAGTTCACGATACTGTCGGAGCTGGCCGAATAACGCCGGAAGAATACGAGAAGATTACCGGTGATCTTTACGATCCAAACACCCCTCCTATCGAAGACCCTTCGGAAGAAGCAGGCGGACAGGGGGCGTAGTTATTGAACGGTGGCGAATTAGATGTACTCAAATATTTTTTAACGCAGGGACCGTTCGCGGTCCTTTTTACGTGGCTGCTGATTTACGTCATGAAATCGAACCGTGAACGTGAATCGCGGCTACAAGACTTACTCGATAAATTCAGCGATAAGTACGACGTCATCATCGACAAGATCGATAGGCTCGAAGAGAAATTTCGCGGAAGAGAATAACGCAACACGCCCGTCAGGTGAGAGTCCCGGCGGGCTTTTTTAATACAAAAAACGAAAAGGGAGACGATTAAATGGCGATTTCAGTACGCAAAAATCTAGTATCAGCGAGTAAGTATTCGATCAAATGTCCGTATTCAATGAACGCGCAATACATTACGTTTCATAATACGGCCAACGACGCGTCTGCGGCAAATGAGATTTCGTATATGACCGGCAATACAAGTGTAGTAGGGTACCATTTCGCAGTAGACGATAAAGAAATCGTACAGGGAATCCCGACGGATCGGAACGCATTCCACTGCGGAGATGGTAGCGGCGTAAACTCCGGAAACCGTACGTCTATCGGCGTCGAGGTTTGCTACTCGAAATCAGGCGGCGAACGGTATAAAAAAGCGGAGGCGCTTGCGATTAAATTCATCGCACAATTACTGAAGGAACGCGGATGGGGAATCGATCGTCTGCGCAAACACCAAGACTGGTCCGGCAAATACTGCCCGCATCGTGTGTTAGCGGAGGGTCGTTGGGAATCGGTGAAAGCGGCTATTGCGGCGGAGCTTAAAGCGCTTGGCGGCAACTCGGCTTCAAAGACGACTCCTAAAACTTCCGGCTCAACATACACTGTAAAGAGCGGCGATACGCTTTCCGAGATCGCAGTGAGAACTGGCGTAAGCATGGCGAAATTGCAATCATACAACGGAATTAAAAATCCGAATAAGATTACGGTCGGTCAAGTGTTGAAGTTGACCGGATCGACCGGCTCTTCTAAGCCGGCATCTAGCGGAAAGAAATACGTTTACCTTCCGGCTTCCGCTGGTTCATGGCGCATCTATCCGACTAACAAAGCGCCGGTCAAAGGGAACGAATGCGGCCTATTGCGTCCGAAGAAATTCGGCGGCCTGAAGTACGAAGTCCTCGGGAATCCGCAAACGGACGTCTATACGATCAAAACGGACCAGTTCGGTAAGGTGAATATCTACGCCGCGAAGTCCACAGGCGCAACAGTAAAATAAACGAAAAGGGAGACGATAATATGGAAGAAGTATTAATTTTCGCGACTATCCTTGCGCCAATACTAACGGCGCTCGTTCAACTCGTTAAGAAGACGATTAAGCTGCCGACGAATATCGTGCCGGCCCTGAGCTTCGTAATCGGTATCGGATTGGGTGCGATCGCTTATCCGTTTACTGATCTCGACTTGGTGCTGCGTCTATGGGCAGGCGGGTTTGCCGGCTTGGCTGCGACGGGTCTTTTCGAGATCGGAACAAAGCGTGAGGGAACTACGAAATAAATAACGGAACTTTTTGCGGGCGCTTGCGTATGAATACGTAGGTGCCCGTTTACATAACGAACAGGTATTGCGGATAAGTTTGGCGCCGTAGTATAATCCTGGTAATACACAGCGGAGGTATTCCTATGCATAAGATGCTTTTATTATTACTATCGGTACCACTTTTACTATTGTCAGCATGTAGTGAAGATAGCGTTAATGCAGGTGCGGTTCAAAAAGAGGACAGTGCCGAAAGTAAGAAAGTCGAGCCTTTTAAAGTTACGGATAAAAACGTAAAGGTGCTTATAGCGGATGAGCTGAAGGAAAAAGGAACAGAAGATACGGAAAAATTGAAGAAGCTTGATATCTTTGATGATGTAGACGAGAATAAGCATAACATCAAAACCGTTAGCATTACCCTAAACGGAAATGATAATTTAACTAACAATATGGTGAAAAAGGGAATGCTTAAAGAAGGCGAAAAACTTTTTCCTAAGATCTTTGAGGATACTTCCGTCGGTAGGGTTTTAATAACGTGGGAATTTCCTTTGGAGGACGCAAAAGGCAACTCATCTTTTCAAAAAGTCCTATCGATTCAGCTAGAGCGAAAAACAGCCGATGAAATAAACTGGAAAGAATTCAAATACAAGAATTTCGAAATAGTTGCCGACAGTTATTATGAACATCAAGCGTTTAAAAAGTAACAATCCACGCTCTATCCTTCGCGGATGGGGCGATTTTTTTGTGCATATGTGGATAACAACACTTGTCATTTGAGGAAAGTTTGGGTATTATGTTGTTAACGAGATTCGTCGCTAGGAATATGCGGCGTTAACAATCTAACCGAACAGTAACAATCCGTACAATCGTATATAAACGTTGATATGATTGAGTTTTCATCTAACGCAAACTGATCGTATGTTTCACCATCGACAATCCGAACGCCATCGCATCATGCGGCTGCGGTTCTTCTTTCCGCACGGCCAAAAACGCCGGTACGCCGGAAGAGTGCTAGACTGATCAATCCTATGCCTTCTTGAAAAGGATCTGTCCTTTTTCAAGAAGGCTTTTTTGTACTCGAAAAAAGGACGGGGATACATATGCTGAAAGACATAGTGGAAAAGGCTGTCAGGCTGGTGACCGATTATACGTTTCATGATCGTAAACTGCATCGGATTGAGGCCGGAGTCATGCCGCACAACACGCCCGTCGATCAGGGGGCGAAAATGTGA